CCCCATTGGGGCTCCCCGAGGGAATTCTCCCTCATCTGCTGTCAAGTAGATCACTACCATGAAAGGATAGCTATGGAAGGTACACGCCGTTCAAGGTCGTGGCCTACTCAGTCATTTAAGACTGGGCATGCCTTTGCCCGACAGAATTTCTCTGCCGGGGGACCTTGGACTACGCTGATTGATTCAGACATTACATCATCGGTTCTGGGAGGTTCGCTCTCAGATTCCAATAATGGTCTGCTCTGGTCCTATTATGGGCCAGAGAGGCAGAAGAGAGTACCGCCAAATGTGGCGAGAGCTCTCCAAGCCTATTCCAGCAACATCGGAAGTTCCTTTGCTCTGAGGAACTATTCTAGTACTCAGAGCTGGGCGTACACTAAGTGGACTTCTAAAGTCGGCTTAGGTACGATCGAAGGTCAAGGAGAGGTAATCCCTCAGGGGAGTTACCACTTTACTTTTCCTACGATACCTTCCCTTGCGGCAGACGACGTGCTGAACGGTTGGGGTGCAACTTGCATTGCAAGAAGTGCTCCAACCAATCCGCTCGCCGACGCCGGCACCTTCTTAGGGGAGCTTAGGCAGATACCTAAGATCCCTGGTCGCGACTTTTATAAGTCGGGACTAAGAGGGACCGGTGGCGAATACCTGAACGTTGTGTTCGGGTGGATGCCTGCCTGGCGTGATGTTCGATCCTTTAGGGAAGCAAACGCGAAAGCGGATGAATTCCTTACGAGGCTCGAACGCCGCTCCGGTAAGTATAACCGGAGACGGTATACCCTCCTGGATACTAGAGATGTCGTGGAAACAACGCTCTCCACGAGTGCAAGCTCTACGCTTGACCTCTCTGGTAATCCTTATAGGAAGAATCCACTCCGTCGTACTACGGTCACAACTGAGCGTGTCTGGTTTTCAGGTGCTTTTACGTACCTATACCAGCGCACGCCAGAGCAGAACGAATTCTTTAGAAGAGTTCGTGAAGCTCGTGACGTGTACGGCCTCGACTTGTCAATCGAGGTGGCGTGGAATCTCCTGCCATATAGCTGGCTAGTGGATTGGTATGCTAACATCGGAGATGTTGCGCATAACCTAACCCGCTTCTCGCAAGATGGTTTAACCATGCGTTATGGTTACATCATGCGCCATAAGAGGATAGAATATATCTATACTTATGGTCCGTCCTCTTTCACCACAGTTGCTGAGGTGAAACAACGGAGAGGAGCCAGTCCTTTCGGGTTCGGGGTTGACCCAGCGAGCCTGTCGGATAGACAGTGGGCGATCCTTGCTGCCTTAGGGCAGCAGAAATTCCTCAGGTGACAGCGTCACCTGAAGTGGGCGCTTAGGACCTTGGAAAGTCCTGCTCACAAAAGGTGGAACCCCAATGGTTCCTCCTGCATCGCCGTGAGGCGAAGCGGCCGTAGGATCTTCCTACGGTCTACAGGAAAAGAGTTCGTCATGTTGACTGAACCACAGAGCGTCACGACTGACGCAGCACATTCGCTCCCTAGAACGGGAACGAGTAGTAACTCCGGGACTTTCGAGAATTTCACGGATGGATACGAATTTAGTATCGTCCATGATTACTCGACTAGTCGCCAACGACATGTCGTGTGGTTGGAGCAGACGAAGATCGTTACTGATCCTCTCTTCTCTACCCAAAACAAGCAGGTTGTCGCGAGAGCGACCCTGACTGTTTCGGCACCTCCATCTGGGTTTACACAAACTCAGTTGAAGGAGTTGGCCAAGGGACTTATGTCCAACTTGACCGCGAGCACTGATGCAAACCTCATCAAGATTATTGGTGGGGAAAGCTGAGTGCCAATCCATCTGTGGTTCTGCGACTGACACAGGACTCTTTTACCTACCTTATCTAAGGTGGGGAAAGATGAAAAGCCTGAATGGGCTAATTTCCTGTATGGTCACTGAACTCAGTGATCAGGTCTCCGAGACCTTGAGACTGAAGACTCTGTCTTCAGACTCAATGAGGTCCCGGCCACAAGATAGGAGCCATCCAGAATCTCTGGACGTTCCTATTAGAGTAGCCGGCTCTGCGAGTCGGGGACCATCGGTAGTGACAGCAGAACGCGACATTAAATACATATTGTCGCGCTTCGAAAAAGAAGGTTACTCTTTTCTCGGAGTAACACTGCCAACGTTTGCAAAGGATGTCGAAAGACTCCTAGCAGGCAACGGTGGAGGGGACAAGCTCTTCCTAGGATTTAGTTCTAGGAAGGGCCAGTGTCTCCCGAAATTCCTTTCGGGTTTCACTTCCCTCATCTTTTTCGAGGATGGGACTGTCCGCGAAGATGCCGACCCGTTCGCTATTTATGCTGTACGTCAGATTTGTCTGGCGTGGGCTAAATGCGAATTCCCCATGACGCAAATCATGATGGATTCGGGTGCAAAACGGTATCTCCGTACGGAGAAGGAGTTGAGAGCATGGGATGCCTCATTTTCGGATGAGACATTGGATTTCGTTAGACTTTCTCAAGTCTTCGATCTCCTGTTCCGTGACTCTCTTAATCGTCTCGCAGATTTCATCTACGAGAACGAACTTCAGCCGCGACACGGTCCAGGTTATACTGCAAGTCATGCCATTGGTAATTCCAAATGGTTTGACTTGTACTGGACTAGTCGACTGGAACGGTTGTTCCCTTATCAGGAATTTATCCGTGCCAGTGTTCATCACAATCTTGATTGTGATGAGCCGACCCTTCTCAGCCCCTCGGACGAACACCCTGTCCGGGTGACCTTCGTTCCGAAGACGATCGACAAATGCCGTACAATTGCCATGGAGCCTACATCTATGATGTATATGCAACAGGCACTTGCTGCGGCGTTCATCGGCTGTTTCGACAGCCGAAGCTCGTACGGTCGCGTTTCTGATTTCTTTAATATCAGAGATCAGGAACTAAACCGGTCGCTAGCAAAGCAAGGATCCAGTGAAGGGTCTCTTGCAACACTCGATCTGAGTGATGCTAGTGACAGAGTGTCGAATCAGCTTGTTCGAGCCTTGTTACGGAAGTATCCAATCGTCTTAGACGCTTTGGATGCTACAAGGTCTCGGAAAGCTGACGTACAAGGAAAGGTTATTCGCCTTTCTAAGTACGCGTCCATGGGTTCCGCCCTTTGCTTCGTAATTGAAAGCATGGTGTTTTTGGCAATTGCCGCGACAGCATGCCTTCTTACGAAACAAGTGCGAGGGCATTCCCATCTACCGATTGGGCCTGATGACATACAGGCCCTTATCGGTTCTGTCAGCGTGTACGGGGATGATATTATCCTCCCTGTTGACGCTGCTACCACTGCTGTTTCATTACTTGAACGTTTTGCGTTCAAAGTTAATGACCGCAAGTCTTTCTGGACGGGAAAGTTCAGAGAGTCATGCGGGGCAGATTGGTATGATGGAACTGATATCTCCATCAGCCGCTTGCGGCAACCAATCCCAACAGTAGGTTCCGACGCAGGAAGTATCATTAGTCTCGTGGAATTCCGCAATTCCCTCTTCCAAAAAAGAGGCTTGTGGAAGACCGCAGAGTACCTGGATGGGATAATCGAGTCGAAACTCCGATTTTTCCCAGCAGTAAATAGTGATACCTCCCAGGTCCTCGGTGCCCATACCTTCTGTGATCCTTTCTTGGGTCCAGATGTGTATTGGGATACGAGGCTTCACCGTCATGTCGTCCGTGGCATGAAAGTGAAGGCGCGTCCCCCTATCAACTCTGTTGATGGTTGGGACGCTCTCCTGAAGTTCTTCATAGAGCGGGGGAGTGATCCTCTACCCTATGATGGACTTGTTCGGAGCGGACGGCCGACCAGTGTCCGTTTAAACGCTGGCTGGGGATCTCCTAAATAGGAGATCCGTG